GGCAATGAGTTCATTAAGCAATACCGGGTCGAGTGCGAAGTGGCGCAAGCTACGACAATCGATCATTAAAAGGGATGGATGTTGTCAGATGTGTGGCACTGAGGAACGATTAAGTGTTGACCACATCGTGCCAAGAATTCACGGCGGCAATGATAGTCCTTCAAATTTACAAGTCCTGTGCTCCTCGTGCAATAGTAGTAAGGGGGGTAGGTTTTTTGATAGGGCAAAGACACCCCCGACCCTTCCTGTTTCTTTTTACCCCAAAAACGACTCAAACAGCCACTATCGGCTCAGTTCGGATGAGAACCAGTCATGACGATTCAAAACGGCTCTATCGGGCTGGAATCGGCTGAGGTAGGGGTAACAGAAGTCAGATATGGCTCACAAGTCCCTAGAATCCGCTCAAAGCCACTTGATTTGCCTACTAGGGGCGATGAAATGATCCAGTTCTGCAAAGATATTGGGATGCCGTTGCTTCCTTGGCAAGAAGGCTTGGCTAGAGACTGCTTACGATATAAGCCAGATGGGCGCTGGGCGCATCCACTAATCGGAATTATGTTGCCACGTCAGCAGGGCAAATCTACCTTTATGGCGCTTCGAATCCTGTTTGGTATTTATGTACTTGGCGAGAAAATGCATTTGGCCACAGCTCATAAGTTAACTACATCGAGCGAAATCTTTTTTAAGGTAGGCGAGATAATCGATAACTCCCAAATGCTCCTGGATAACTTTGCCAAGAAATACGAATCCAAAGGATCGCAAGAGATTCGGTTTAAGAATAAAGCCCGGTATTTAATCAGAGCAGGCAACTCAGCCGCTCGCGGTATTGCTGCTCCAGATGTTATTCATATTGATGAGTTACGAGAGTTTGATACTGAAGATGTCTGGAGTTCGATGCGATTTACTCAGATGTCTAACTCAAATCCGCAGGCTTATGTCTATTCAAACGCAGGCCACGCTAACTCGGTGCTATTGCATAAGTTTCGGGAGCGAGGTTTAGCAGCTAGTGAAGGCGCTGAAGATTCTATTGGCTGGTTTGAATGGAGCGCTGAGCCAGGAGCGGAAATCACCGATAAGGAAGCCTGGTATCAAAGTAATCCATCGCTAGGCCACACAGTCCATGAGGACAACATCAAAGACAGCCTTTCGGATCGAGAAGATATCTTTCGTACTGAAATTCTTTGCCAATTCGTTTCGATGATTAACCCAGTTATCTCAGAAGCCGAATGGAAGAAGTGCAAGGCCGATGATCTGCCAGAACTTGATGTTGAAAAGGATACTTGGATGGCGATCGATCTAAGCCCGGACAGAAAACACGCTTCGCTAGTTGCAGGCCAAAGAATCGATGGTAATCGATTTATGGTTAGCCTGCTTCATACTTGGTTTAACCCGGTCAACCTGGATGATTTAGAAATGGCCAACGATATTGCTTACTGGGTTCGCAAGTTCCCAGTTAATGCAGTTGCCTATTCAAAGTCCACCGCTTCAGCAGTTGCGGCTCGACTGGCTCCAGCAGGCATACCAATTCACGAGGTCAACAGCCAGGAGTATCAGCAGAGTTGCGATGAATTCGTTTCGGCCGTTTCCTCAATGCGACTAGCTCACGCGGATCAGGAAGAATTAACTAAGCAAGTTTTATCGGCAGTTAAATTAACTCGAGGCGATGGCGGCTGGGTAATGGGCCGTAAAGCATCTGGAATAGTTTGCGGCGCAGTTGCTTCAGCAATGGTTACTCATTTTGCGACACGCGGCGAATCTGAAGTGGACATTCAAATAGGTTAATGTCTAGGCAATAGCGTATAATATGTCCAATGGGAATCAGGGACTTATTTACAACGCCAAAGCCAGCAACCGAAATCACAGTTGATGCGGCTTCAACCCCTGCACCTTTTAATAACACAGCTTCTTTTAATCCTTTTATATTTACTCAATCGGTAGCAACTCGTCAACAGGCAATGGCCGTTCCAACAGTTGCAAGAGCTCGTAACATCATCTGCTCAACTTTAGCTTCTCTACCGCTTGAACAGTATTCAAAAATTGATGGTTCTCACATGGGAACTCCAGCAGTTATCAATCAACCAGACCCACGCGTTCCAGGTTCAGCAATTTATGCTTGGTTAGCCGAAGATTTATTATTTTATGGCGTTGGATACGGTCAAGTTCTCGAGCAATATGGAGACACAGGCAGAGTTCGCGCCTGGACTCGTGTTTCTCCAGATCGCGTAACTACCAAACTTAATAATAACCAAACTGAAATTGTCGGCTACCAAGTAGATGGATCAATAGTTCCAAATCAAGGCGTAGGTTCCTTAGTAGTATTTTATGGACTTGATGAAGGCGTGTTAAATCGTGCAGGGCGCACAATCCGGGCTGCCCACGCATTAGAGCAAGCCGCCGAAACTTTTGCTAAAGAACCAGTACCACTTCAAGTTCTAAAATCCAACGGAACTAATCTCCCAGCAGAACGTATTTCTAAACTTCTTGAATCTTGGAGAACTGCACGCCTTACTAAATCAACCGCGTTCCTTAATGCGGATGTTGAATTGCAAGCGTTGGGCATCGATCCAGCCAAACTGCAGCTAAATGAGGCTCGCCAATATGTCGCTCTGGAATTGGCCCGCGCTTGCAACCTTCCTGCATATTTCGTGAGCGCTGAAACAACTAGCATGACTTATTCCAACAGCGTTTCAGAAAGACGTAGCCTCATCGACTTCTCTATGAAGCCGATTTTAGCAAGCATCGAACAGCGCCTATCTATGCCTGATTTTATTGCTTCAACTGGAGAAATCCGTTTCTCACTTGATGAATTCTTGCGTTCAGATGCATTACAACGCGCTCAAGTTTATGAAATTTTAAACCGCATTGGCGCGATGAGCGTTGAGCAAATTCAAGAAGAAGAAGACCTGATTGACAATAAGGAGAACCGATGAAAATAACTATGCCATACGCGATTACAGCGGCAGATACAGAGTCTCGTATTATTGCAGGCCGCATCGTGTCTTGGAATGCTGAAGGCAATACCTCAGCAGGCCGTACTTTATTTAAAGAAGATTCAATCAAAATGGCTAAAAACATTAAGCTAGTACTGCAACACGATGTAACTCGACCATTAGGAAAAATGGTTTCATTCCAGCAAGATGCCACAGGCATTACAGCAGAATTTAAGATTGCTAAGACAACCGCAGGCAACGATGCTCTAGAAGAAGCCGCAACTGGGCTTCGTTCAGATTTCAGCGTTGGCGTAGATGTCGAGGACTGGGATAACTCAAATGGCGTTATGGCTATTTCAGCAAGTAACCTAATCGAAGTCAGTTTAGTAACAGACGGCGCAATTCCGGGCGCTGAAGTCGCAAAAGTAGCGGCAGTAGATACAGAAGATTCCAAGCCATCATCAGATGTCGAGGATGTAATACCCACACCAACCAATGAAGGAGAACAAGTGTCAGACACTACCGTTCCAGAAGTTGCTCCTGCCGCTGAATCGGTAGAAGCTGCACGCGTTGAGGTAAAGGCTGCAACAGCACCTTACATCTCAACAACTGTTCGTAACCCAATCGTTGATAAGGCTACTTATCTCGAACACTCAATTCGCGCTTCACTTGGCGATGACACATCAAAGTTGTACGTTGCTGCAGCAGCAGACACAACAGACAATGCAGGACTTATTCCTACACGTCAGTTGACTGAAGTTGTAAATGGCGTTTCAAACGCTGATCGTGGAGCAATCGATGCAATCTCACGCGGCACATTGCCAGATGCAGGAATGTCATTTGAGATTCCAAAGATCACACAAGCAGCACTTGCAGGCGAAACCGCTGAAGGTGTAGCACCATTTGAGCAAGACATCAACACATCATTCATCTCAGTTCCAGTAAAGAAATTTGCAGGACAGCAGACATTCTCAGTTGAACTTCTTGATCGTTCAAACCCAGCGTTCTTTGCAGAACTCGTACGCCAAATGGAATACGCATACGCAAAAACAACAGATGCATTCGTAGCAACAGGCATGATCAACAACGGTGCACTAAATGCAACTGCAAACGCTAACTCAGCAACAGGAATCCTTGCTTACACATCATCTGCTGCAGCAGCAGTTTATGGCGCTTCACTTGGATTTGCTCGCTCACTTATCGTTTCTCCTGACCAATGGGGCAACATCATGGGCTACAACGATGCAGGCCGCCCAATCTACAACGCAGCACAGCCACAAAACGCTGCTGGTGTAGCAACACCTGCTTCACTCCGCGGAAACGTTGCAGGTCTTGATCTATACGTTTCACGCAACCTTTCAGGTACAGGCGATTCTTCAATGATCGTTGTAAATCCAGAGGCTTACACATGGTACGAATCACCACGTCTACAGCTATCTTCAAACCTGATTTCAACAGGCCAAGTACAGGTTATGTACTACGGCTATGGCGCACTTGCAACAAAGATTGCAAACGGCGCAAACCGCTTTAACTTCACATAAGAAGTTAGCAAACTAATCATGGGGGGGCTGCTGCTCCCGGTGGCTCCCCCAGTCGTTTAATAGAGAGGATGTAGAAATGGCTTCAATCGTCACAGTTGCGGAACTAAGGTCTATCCTTGGCGTTTCTACATCCCTTTATAGCGATGCTTATTTAACAGATGTAATCGATACAGCAGAATCAGTTATCTTGCCAATGCTGGTTAAATTTGCTTCACCGATCGATAATGTAATGCTTGAATCAAATGTAGCCACTTATCAGACAGTCGGCCAAAACTTATTCTCAACGGGTCAGAGCGTAGTTATCACAGGATGCGGCTCCCCATTTAACGGCACTTTTACTATTTTAGAATCCTACGATGATCTCTTTACCATTGCTATCACTAACGCAGACATCGAGCAAAAGAATGTAATTCCTTCAGGACTTGCAACCCTTTCAGGCGCATCGACTTATGTCGGAGTTAGCGCAGTTGAGTCAGCAGTTTTAGCAGTATCGGTAGAAGTATTTCAATCTCGGATCGCTCCAGGCGGCCAGATCGAAGGAATCGATTTCACAAATGTTTCGCCATACCGCTTAGGCCGCAGCCTCTTCAATCGAGTGTCAGGACTTCTCGGAGCGTACATCGATACCGATTCAATGGTGCAGTAATGCCAGCATCAACAATCCTAGATACAGTTCGTCAACCTTTAGCAACAGCGTTTGCAAACGTAGCAGGCAATGTTTATGCCTACGTTCCAGAGGCTCCTATGGTTCCTTTCGTAGTTACAGTCCCAGATTCTCCCTATCTTGAATTAGAGACTATTAACAACTCAACGCTTCACATTAAAATTAATCTTGTCATCTCAGTCGCGGTTGCATATAACAGCAACCCGGCATCGCTCGATAATCTCGAGCAGCTAGTCATAAGTGTTCTGAAGGTTATCCCAGCGGGATACACAGTCGGAGCGGTTGAAAAACCAACGGTTACTCAGGTCGGCCCTTCCAATGTTTTGGTGGCAGATATCAGAGTTTCTACCTACTACACACAAACAAACTAAGGATAAATAATGGCAACCACAGTAATCACAGGTCGCGATATTTCTCTATCTTTCACAGGTGGAACAGATATCGAGGCTCAGGCAACTAGCGCAGTATTGACAAAAACAAACGTGCGCGAGACATATCAAACACTTGATGGCGAAGCCTACAAGACCACAAATATCGAAGGCACATTTGCTCTATCAATGCTTGCTGACTGGGGTAAAGCAAACTCAGTATGCGAGGCTCTATGGACTGCTGCTGAAACTGCACCAGACACAGATATCAGCGTAACTCTTACAGCTGCTACAGGCGCTCAATTCGTGTTTCCAATCATGCCAGAATTTCCTACAGCAGGCGGCGCTGGAACAGATGCTCAGACTGTAGACTTTACATTCAAGGTATCAAAGGGCGCAGTAGTCGAAACCTTTAGCTAAACAATAGAAACGGGAGCAAACAATGCAACAGCAAATAACAATTAAATATATAGATGGAACTGAAACCACTTACCTGGTTAGACCACCTGATTACGCCAAATGGGAAATGACAACTAAAAAGGTTATTTCTCAGTTTGGCGGCATGTGGGACATTCTTTATGTAACGCATTCAGCGATGAAACGCGAAGCAGGCGGCCAGCCAACCAAGACACTCGATGTCTGGATGGAATCAGTCGCAGATGTTGAAGTAGGTGGAGAAGACCCAAAAGTCATCCAAGGGGAAGCGTAAGCCGACTCTTGATTGAACTGGCAATAGCCACACAAATCCCAATGGATAAGTGGCAAAGTGCCGAGGATATTCTTACAGCAATAGAAGTACTAGAGGAGCGCAATCGTGGCAAGTGAGCTAGTAGCACTAGACCAAACTGAACTCCGATCTGTTTTCAAGGCTTTGAGAAATATGGGTGAAGAAGCAAACGATGAGGCCAAGCGCCAATCAGGCGCTCTGGCTGAATTCGCCCGGGCTGAAGTTATTCAAACTGCCAGCAGGGGCAATAACACTAAAGTCTCAGGCCGTATTGCTCAGGGTTCAAGGGTTAAGAAGTCAAGCCGTATCGGTGAGATTACTTATGGATTCGCTTCTCAAAAATTCTCAGGTGGAGCAACCACAAGAGACATCTGGGGCGGCACAGAATTCGGTTCTAATAAGTTTAAGCAGTTCCCTGTTTGGTCAGGCCGCGAAGGTCGAGGCTCTAAGGGCTGGTTTATCTATCCAACGCTTCGCAGGATTCAACCTCAGATCGTTGCTCGATGGACTGAATCATTTACTAAGATTTTGAAGGAGTGGGGCTAATGGCAACAGGTACAAGGGCGTTAACGCTCAAACTTCTTGCTGACGTTGATAACTTCACTAAGAATCTTAATAAGGCTGACAAGGATGTAATGTCCTTTGGCGATAAAGTTTCAGATTTTGGCAAGAAGGCAGGCTTGGCGTTTGCAGCAGCAGGCGCAGCAGCCGTTGCCTACGCTGGCAAGTTGGCGATCGATGGAGTTAAGTCTGCCATCGAAGATGCCGCCGCCCAGGAGAAGTTAGCCCTTACTTTAAGAAACGTAACAAATGCAACTGATAAGCAGATCAAGGCTACTGAAGATTACATAACTCAGACTTCTCTTGCTTTTGGCATTACTGACGATGATCTACGCCCATCCCTGGAGCGTTTAGCCCGGGCTACTGGAGACGTTGAAAAGGCTCAGAAGTTACAGACAGTTGCCATCGATGTCGCAGCAGGTTCAGGCAAATCACTTGAGGCCGTTACCAATGCAATGGCTAAAGCCGCTGAAGGTAATACTGCCGCTCTTGGAAAATTAGGTATAGGACTTACATCCGCTCAACTCAAGACAATGAGCATGGATCAAATTACTGCCAAGTTAGCAGATACTTTTGAGAATCAGGCATCCGTTAAGGCAGACACATTCCAAGGTAAATTAGCAAGACTGCAGATAGCCTTTGATGAAGGCAAGGAAACTGTAGGTTCTTATATCCTAACCGCCATTACTCCAATGGTTGAAACAATCGTAAATCGGGTCATTCCTGCCATTGCAGACTTTACCGATAATTTAGGCGAGAAGTTACGCCCAGTTATTCAATTCCTAACTCCCATTACTGACGGACTTCGCAAGGCCTTCAACACAGTCAGAGATTCATTAGCTTCTAACAGCGAGGAACTACAACCGCTTCTTAATTTATTTAAGGCCATAGCCGCATTTGCTCGGGATGTATTAGCGCCAGTTTTATCTAAGACTTTAGGCAAAGCATTTGAAATCATAGGAACAGCAATATCTGGCTTAATCGATGCCTTAGCCACAGTAGTCACATTCTTCAATAATCTTTACAACGCAATTAAGCGAGTAATTGATCTATCTAAACAATTAGGTTCTAATCTCAATCCGTTTGATGGCGGCAAAGTCTCAGGCGCATCATTTCCTTCAGCGCCATCAACCTCGGTAACTCCTTCTGGCATTCCAAGTTATCTAAACGTCAGACCAGTATCTACTACTAACATCACGGTTAACGGCGCGATCGATAGCGAATCAGCAGCTCGTCAAATCGTTCAAATCCTCAACGATTCTAATGCTCGAGGAACCTTGGGCAGCGCGGCGTTCGTTTAATGACTGCATATACCCCTTCCTATAAGGTCTTAATCAATAGCGTTGAAGTCACAGACGTAACGATAGCCAATCTAGTAATTACCTCAGGCCGTACAGATATCAACGTTCAGCCAGTTGCAGGCTATTGCCAAGTGCAGTTAATGAACCTAGATAACTCAAGCTATAACTTCACCGTAGGAACTGCCATCACAGTCGAGGTCACTAATTCGGTTGGGACTTATGTCCCTATCTTCGGTGGCTTTATCTCTGACTTTACTATCGCAGTTAACCAGGCTGGGGACTTGGGTTATACAACTACTGCCACTATTACAGCCCTTGGAGCATTATCCAAACTCCCTAGAATTATTGATCCTGGCGTTCTATCTCAGGACTTTGACGGAGATCAAATTTATACCCTTCTTTCAGGTTATCTCTTGGGCCAATGGAATGATGTATCAGCGTCACAGACTTGGGCTACTTATGACCCTACTGAAACTTGGGCCAATGCAGTAAATATCGGTTTGGGCGAGATCGATCAGCCAGGTGATTATGAGCTAATAGCCCGGTCATCAGAAAATACAGACCTTTACTCATTATGTACCGCTATTGCAAATTCGGCTTTTGGCGTTCTATACGAGGATGCAAACGGCAATATCGGTTATGCAGACCAAACTCATCGCCAAGATTATTTAACAGCTAACGGCTACACCACCTTAGATGCCAACCACGCTAATGGCATAGGTTTAGCCGCTACTACTCGTGCTGGAGATTTACGCAATAGTTTTACAATCGTTTATGACAATAATGCCAATCAGAGTTACACAGCCACCGATGCAACTAGCCAATCTCTTTATGGAATTTATGCAGAGCAATACACATCTCGGATTAAACATACTGCCGATGCTGAAGCCCTAGCAGATCGTTACATAGAATTACGAGCAAATCCTTATGCCAAGTTTCAGAGCATCACTTTCGTTCTTGGAAACCCTGAGATCGATGATACTGATCGAGATGCTTTAATCAATATATTCCTAGGCCAGCCAGTTTGGATTCAGAATCTTCCTGGCAATATTACCGATGGCTCATTCCAGGGCTACATCGAGGGCTGGACATTCCGGGCTAGCCTAAACAATCTAAGCGTGACTTTTAACGCTTCTCCAATAAACTTCTCCCAAGTTGCGGTAAAATGGGAGCAGGTAAATGCAGCAGAAACTTGGAATACTCTAAGTCCAACCCTTACATGGCTTAATGCGATAGGAGCAGTAGCGTAATGGCAACCACTACCCCGAATTTTGGGTTTGATATCCCACAATCGACAGATTTAGTAAAGGATGGCGCTACCGCCATTGCAGCCCTTGGCACCGACATAGACACCGCTTTCGTTGACCTCAAGGGTGGAACTACTGGTCAAGTACTAGCTAAGGCATCAGGAACAGACCTAGACTTCTCTTGGATTGCAGTTGATCCTTTGACTATTCTCGATGCCAAAGGTGATTTGATTACAGCCACAGCCGCAGATACTCCAGCGCGTTTAGCCGTTGGCACAAATGGTTATGTTTTAACCGCCGATTCAACGGCTGCAACTGGCTTAGCGTGGGCTGCTGCCTCATCATTTACGTTTGCCGCTTACACGCCAACTTACACAGCTATAACAGTAGGAAATGGAACAGTCACAGCGCGTTACGGTCAAAGCGGTAAATTTGTTTTTGTTTATTACAAATTGGTTTTTGGTTCTACTACAACTGTTGGCAGTCAGCCAAGAATTTCATTGCCAGTCACGGGAACAAATGGCAATGCACTAGGATCGGCTTATGTGCTAGATGCTGCAACGACAGAATATATATGTCTATCAAAAATGGATACAACAAGTAATGTTGCAATTCTTGGGACACAAAATGGAGCAAATACAGCAGCTTCAATCGGCGCGACATTTCCTATTACTTGGGCAACAAATGATGAACTTCGATTCTCCCTAGTTTATGAGGCGGCATAATATGAAAACTAAAGCGCAACTAATGGCACAATGTAAGGCAGAAAATCCGACAATGGTTCAGACCGTTAATGGTGAAGAAATTGAATTGACCGGGGCTGAATACAATGCTGCTTGCGAAGCCTGGGCAGAAATGCAATTGGTACAACAGACAAATCAAGCAGAAATAGAAGCAAAAGAATCTGAAAAAGCCGCGTTACTTGCTCGCCTAGGCATTACCGCAGAAGAAGCAACTCTTTTACTTGGATGAAACCAACACTATCTAAGGCTGCTCAACAGTTAAGGGAACAGTTCGATGACACCTTCGCAGATCGTGATAGGCGTTCCGATGGCTGGATCGGTGACCCACGTCATGCATCGCGCCCTAGTGATCACAACCCTGATCCAAAAACTGGGATTGTTAGAGCAATCGATGTTGATCGAGATGTCCACAAGACTGGCAAGCCCGACCTCATGCCCGACATTGCAGATCAGATTCGTCTCGCTGCAAAATCTGGAGAGAAGCGCATCTCTTATGTCATATTCAATGGCCGAATCGCATCATCTCGCCTGGGCTGGCGCTGGAGAAAATATACGGGAAGCAATCCGCACAACCATCATTGCCATATCTCTTTCACTAACAAAGGTGATGAAGATGGCTCGTTCTTTAATATCCCACTACTAGGAGCAACCAAATGACAGAAATGATCTACGCAGCCATAGCCCTTGCAGCAATCCCAGCGATTCGCGCAGCCATTAAATCATACCGGGCAAAGAAGGCTTTAAAAGATGTTCTAGTCGATGCAGTTGAAGCGGCAGTAGATGAGATCGATCATAAGAAATGACACTTCAGGATTATGCTGCTCTTGCAGTAGCGATCGTGACGGTGCTGGGTGGTGTAACTGCAATGCTGCACTTCTTGGTACGTCATTATTTAGCGGAGTTGAAGCCAAATAGCGGCTCAAGCCTAAAGGACTCAGTAAATCGTTTAGAGACACGCGTGGATAAAATCTACGAAATCTTATGCGATAAGTCACAATAAGATCATGGCTCGCAAGAAGGTTATAGACCTCGATACATATACAGCACTAGATGCCTGGGCTATTAGTCTCCAGGAAATGTATAGGGCGCTTCGCCGCGCTGGTTTTGAAGTCGATTTAGCCCTTGCAGTAATAGTTGAGCCATCGGCCTATCCAGACTGGATCATCCCTAAGCCTGATCTAATTCCGCACACTTATGAAGATGAAGATGATGAGGATTAATGAAGCGAACCGTAGTCATTCCAGATTTGCAATGTCCCTACGAAGATTCACATGTTGTACGCAATCTCAGCATATTTATTAAAGCGTTTCGGCCCGATGCTGTCGTTACTATCGGAGACGAAATTGATCTCCCACAAATCAGCCGATGGACAGAAAATACCCCGGGCTGGTACGAGCAGACACTAGCTGAGGATCGTGATCGGACAGTCGATGTTCTTTGGTCGTTATTTGAATATTCCAAGGAAGCCCATATGGTGCGGTCAAACCATACGGATCGATTGTATAAAGTCATTATGAAGAAAATTCCAGCATTCCTCTCATTGCCAGAGTTGAGATTTGAGAAGTTTCTTAAACTCGATGAAATGGATGTTAAGTTTTGGAAAGACCCGATGCCTATTGCTAAGGGCTGGATAGCCATCCATGGTGATCTTGGTGGGCTTAACCCTAACCCTGGACTATCTGCCCTAAACCAGGCTAAGCGCCACGGCCAGAATGTCATTATGGGACACACCCATAGAGCGGGTAGAAGTGCCCATTCTGAGGCTTCTAACGGGGTTTTAAGACGTGTTCTCCACGGAGTTGAAGTAGGACACGCAATGGACTTAAAACAGGCTAAATACGTCTCTACGCCTAACTGGCAGCAAGCCTTTGCCATAGTTACCGAGAACGGAAAAAATGTTCAGGTTGACCTGATTTACATCGAAAAGGATGGAACTTTCCAAGTTCATGGCCGCAGGTATGGACGATCTCGATAACGATCTAAAGCGAACGATTGACGATCATGTAGATGATGCAGAATTGTTACCGTTTCGTTATATAAATGATCGCGGTTCTGTCTCCTAGTTGTGTCATTCTTATCCCAAGAAGCCAAAGAGTTTGGCAAAAGGGAGCAATATGAGTTTATTACAGTTGATTATCCTGGGGTTATGTTTCGGGATGTTTTTTATCGGTTACAAAATAGGCCACAGAGACGGTTATATCGTAGGCCGCAAGGCAGTTCGCAAACATTACGAGACTGTCGAGAAGGTGCGAGTATGAAGCATGCAGAAATCCTTCAGACAGCTACAGACTTATACCAAGACCGGGGACTTAGTTACGGTCACCCAACTGACAATATGGCAAGAGCAGCAAGACTTATCAGCGCCTATTTGGAAATGCCGATTACGGATTATCAGGTGGCAGTCGTACTCTCGCTGGTCAAAATTGCCAGAAGCATTGAGGATGCACAAAAGATCGACACTTGGATCGATGGAGCCAGTTATCTTGCCATTGCTGGACAATTAGCAACAGAGGAGAATGAACTTTATGTTTAATCTTGAAGATTATGAAACAGTCGAAGAACGTCTAATTAAGTTCTGGAAGGAACATCCCGATGGTCGAATATTTACTGAGATTATTGAGCA